CAAATTTGGCACGTCAAAGTATTTTCCAATTGAAGTAGATGCTGAAATTGCAAATAACGCAATTGCTGGTGGTATTGAATGTGTACGGGTTGAAGTTGCTGGAGCTGGATACGATAACTTCATTGAAGGTAGTATTTCACAAATTAACATTGGTGGTAACCCACGTAAAATGTATATTCAAGGCGACTCAGCGGATCTAAAATCACCTACTAATTATTATACTAACTCAGCAATTTATATTACTTCCGGTACAGCTCAAGGACAACTTCGTTCAATTACATCTTATGGTATTGAAAACAATCGTAAGTTTATTACTATTGACGCTTCATTTTCTCCTGCTATTTCAGCGGGCGATACATTTGAAATTTCACCAAATGTTATAGTTACCGGCGATGGTACTGGATTTCAAGGGCGCGGTATCGTTAACACTACAAGTGGTATAATTGAAAGAGTTGAAATTGTAAATCGCGGATCAGGCTATACACAAGCTACTGCAACTATTGTTGCAAATACTTCTTCTTTTAGTACTGATTCCTTTAGCGGAAGCAGCGTAAGACCAATTATTTCACCAATTGGTGGACATGGTTCAGATCCTCAAAAAGAATTATATGGTCACTTAGTTGGAGTGTCAGTGGACTTTGCTGGTAACGAATTGCCTACAGCAAATAATGATTATCGTAGTTTTGGTATTATGAAAGATCCAACGTTTAAAGAAGCTCAAATTCAATTAAACACTTCAATAGGTTTAAACGAAAATGATATTGTAATACAAAGAAATACAAATGCGCGTGGAGTTATTGACAGTATTGACGTTTCAAATAATGTAATTACAATGAGTAATGTAACTGGCGTATTTAATCCAACAGACACTATAGATGTTGGTAATACTGATTTTACAATCACATCAGTTGTAAAAAATAACGACACGTTTGATCAAAGATTAGTTTTAGATACATCACTTACGTTTGGTGCTGGATTCCAAAAAGACGAAACTATTATTCAGCAAAATACAAATGCATCAGCAGTAGTACATCAATATGATTCTGGTACTATTAGAGCAATTAACGTACAAGGTAATTTCTTAGTTTCTACTACATCAGTGTTGATTGGTCAGACATCAGGTACTCGTGCTGTTATAAATACTATTACACAACCAGATATGATTAAAGGCTCAGGTGAAGCAATGTTTGTACAAAACATTGAACCAATTACAAGAGCTGACGGCAGAACAGAACGAACTAAAATAATTATTGGATTTTAATAGAGGTAGAAGATGGGTTTAAACACCGACTTTAACGTCACACCATACTTTGACGATTTTAACGAGCAAGACAACTTTCATAGAGTTTTGTTTAAACCCGCTGTTGCTGTACAAGCTCGCGAGTTAACTCAGCTTCAAACAATTCTTCAAAACCAAATCGAAAGATTTGGTACGAATGTTTTGCAAGAAGGTACTATCGTAAAGGGTGGTAACTTTGTAGAAGAAAATCCTCTACCATATGTTAAAGTATCAGATAACAATACTGCTAATGAAGCGATAAATGTTACATCGTTTATTGGATATACTGCAGTTGGTACAGTAACTGGTCTTAGAGCTATTATTGCTGATGCAATTGTAGGCTTAGAAACTCAAAGTCCAAACTTAAATACGTTATACGTAAAATATATCAATACAAATGACAACGGTGATAAGGTATTTAACTCTACCGAAAACCTTGCTATCCGAGACCAAGATGATAACTTAATTACAACAATTACTGTTGCTGGTACAGCTGACCCTGCACCTATTGGTAATGGTTATGGTGTACGCTGTGGGGATGGTGTGATTTTCCAAAAAGGTCATTTTGTTAGATTTGACGATGACATTACAATTGTTTCAAAATATGACAACCAACCAGACGGTGTTGTGATTGGCTTTGAAACAAAAGAAGAAATTATTAATAGTAATGCTGATACTCAGCTATTAGATAATGCAAACGGTTTTAATAACTATAATGCACCGGGTGCTGATCGTATTAAGCTTATTCCAAAATTAGTTACGCGTTCTATCGCAGAAGCAAAATCAGATCAAAACTTCTTTACTCTTCAAGAATATGAAGCCGGTAATGTTGTACGACGTAGGCTAACAACTCAGTATAATGCTTTAGAAAACTTAATTTATGAGCGCGATGCAGAAACGTTTGGTAATTATATTGTAAATCCATTCTCATTGAAAATTGAAGAAGCTAGAAATTCAAGCAATAACGAATTGGCAGTAACCGTAGGTCCTGGTATTGCTTATGTTGAAGGACATAGAGTACAACTATTTAATAATATTCAACAACCATTTACACGCGCTGACACGACTGAAACAGTAAGTGGACAAGATGTTGCAACTAACTATGGCCAATACGTAGATATTACAGCACCAAAAGGTTACTTCGACATTAATACATTTGAACAAATTGATTTGGTAGATGGAGCAGCTGCTACAATTGGTACTGCTAATATAAGATCATTATACCAAACAGAAGGTGGATTGTACAGGGCTTATTTGTTTAATGTGAAAATGAGTGCTAACCAAGCATTCTCTGACGTAAGATCAATCGAAAATAGCTCAACATTTGCTGAAGCAGACATTATTTTAAATAGCGCAAACAATGCCGTATTGAAAGAAGTTGGATTTAGATCAGCAGTATTTGATATTGGTCGTGATGCTATTAAAGAAATTGATTTAAGTGACACTGACTATACATATCGTGCAGCTAACAATTCTCTTGAAATGTCAACTGGTGGTATTCTTACTATTACATTATCTGGTACTGATACTTTCCCATATCCGGTTGCAAGCACATTAAATGAAACGCAAAAGAAAGATATTATTCTTACTGCAAATGAAACGCAGGCACCATATACAATTGGTGATCATATCGATCTTTCTGGTAATAATGTAGCTATAGCTGTTACTTCGGCTAATCAGTTAACTGTTACTTTCTTTGATGCATTAGATCATCCAGCTGCAGCAATGACTTGCACTGGTTACTACAATGCAAAAAGATTTGTTACTCAAGTTAATAACAAAAATCTTGAAGAAGTTTATATTACGATTGATACAGCAACTCATGCAAATGGAGCTTCTGGTACTTATAGCTTAGGTATGCCAGATGTATATTCTATTGAAGGCATTTGGGAAGTAGATGCTAACTCTGCTTATAGCGAATCTGGCACAAATGTTACAAATAGCTTTACATTAAATACAAACCAGCGCGATGCATTTTATGATCTATCGTTTATCTCAGCGCAATCAGGCTTTACTATTACGAGTGGAGATAAGTTCCTCGTAAAAGCTAAAACGTTTAGAAAAACAAATTCTACAAATACATTTTTCAGTATTGATAGTTATCCAATTGATGATGTAACAGAAACACTTCCATCTAATAAGCTTAGAACAGAAAATATCCCGTTGTATGTAAATGAAGCGGGCACTAAAGTTAATTTAAGAAACGCAATTGACTTTAGACCATATGTTGCAAATACTGCTGCTTATTCTACTACGATTGGTGGAGCTACTGAAAATCCAGCATCTACTATAGATTTTGGTACTACTGATTTTTATTTCCCAGCGCCTAACAAAATTTTAGAAATGTCGTACGACTATTACTTAGGTCGTATTGATAAACTTATCGTTGATGATAAGGGAGTGTTTAGCATTATTACTGGTTCTCCAGCAAATGATCCCATTCCACCAGCCGACGTTTCGAAAACTATTACGCTATCTAATATCGTAGTTTCACCGTTCCCATCTTTACCAATAGGATATGCTTCACGTATCGATAGACAAGATTCTGCAGTTTATTTGAGACGTGAACGTAACGCTAAAAATTATACGTTTAAAGATATTGAACAATTTGATTTACGTCTAAGAAACCTAGAGCTTTATACTTCACTTACATTGCTTGAACAATCAGCAACTGAATTAAGTATTCTAGACGAAAACGGACTAGACAGATTTAAAAGTGGTATCTTAGTTGATAACTTTAATGATTTAAGTTTTGCTGAAGTAACTAATCCAGATTTTGCTGCAAGTATTGATACTAATAGAAATGATATTCAACCTAAGATTAGAGCATATCCATTTGATCTTGAAGTTGTAAGTTCAACTGGTGTTACTAATCATGGCGAATCAGTAACGTTAACGAGTAACACTTCTCCAATTATTGATCAATTTACTGCAACAAATACACGTTCATGTACTACAAACTTCTGGAAGTTTAGTGGTAATATGTTTATTTTCCCACAGAATGATACTACAACAGACGTTACTCGAGCGCCTGACGTTAATTTTGAGATTGATCTCGAAACTCCATTCATGGATTTTGTTGATGCATTGCAAGAATTTGTTCCAATGCAATCAAGCTCTTCGACTACGACTAGCACTAACAACACTACTCGGTCTGGTAGAACTACAACAACTACTACAACAACTCGTATTCAAACAATCACTCAAGAACTAGCTCAGCAAAGTAGTACTATTACTCAAGAGCTTGGCGATTTTGTAACTGACGTTAGTTTCAATCCTTTCTTGAGATCTCGAGATATTCAAATTAGAGTATTTGGCTTAAGACCAAATACCCGTCATTATTTTTATTTTGATGAAACTGACATTAACGCGCATATTGCGCCTGGTGAGTTTATTGATGGACAAGTGGTGCCAATTGGAACGTTTTCTGCGTCTAATGAAATTAAAACTAATGCAAGTGGCGTATTGCACGCTGTCTATAGAATTCCTGCTGAAACTTTCTTTGTCGGTGATAGGCTATTACAAGTTGCTGATGTAAGCTTATATAGTGATATGAGAACAGCTACATCAACTGCAGCGCTCGTATATCACGGTTATAATGTTTCTATTGCTAAAGCAAGTTTAACTTCTACAACTCGAATGCCAGATTTCTTTGTAGATACGAATATCACAAATGAGACTCGTACAACTACTCGTACACGTACAGACCCACCACCGCCACCACCATGGCCAAGAAACTGGGACCCAGTAGCTCAAACGTTTATTCTTGATGAAACACTATCTGCAGATAGCGTAGTTTATATTGATTCTTTTGATTTATACTTCTCAGCTAAAAGTGACACTAATGGCTTTACAATGGAAATTAGAGAAACTCAAAATGGTTATCCTGCCGGTGCGGTGATTCCATTTACACGTGTACACGTTGATGCGGCAAACGTTAATGCAGACGATCAGTCAGCTCAAACTGCAACAAATGTTAAATTTGATGCTCCAGTTGCGCTAAGAACTGGAATTGAATATGCAGTTGTAATTATACCGGATGCTAACGATCCAGCTTATCGTGTTTGGATTTCTCGTACAGGTGAAACAGATGTCGACACTGATTTAACTGTTAACATGGATACAAACAGCGGTGTTCTATTTACATCTACAAACAATAGAGCTTGGACTGCTTATCAAGACGAAAATTTAAAATTCACAATTTACCGAAATAACTTTACGTCTGCGCAGGGTTCAGTAACGTTAACAAACCCAAGCAACGAATTCTTAAAAATTGATACGGCTACTGCTGGTAGATTTGTAGAAGGCGAAAAAGTTTACGTTGATACTGGTGGAGTTTATTTAAGCGGCAACGTTGACGTTGTTGCGGGTAACACCACTATTGTAGGTATAGGAACCGCATTCCAAAGCGAATACTCAGCAGGTGAACATATTGTTGTTAACTCTGACACAAGTCCAGAAGTATTAGAAATTGCTTCAGTTGCAAATAATACTCACTTAATTATAAAAGACATCCCAACCGCAAACTCAACAGGTGAACACTTTAAAACTGTAACTGGTACAGTGTCTTATTATAATACGATTGAACCAAGAATGATTATCCTAGATAATTCTTCAGCAAAATCTGGATTTACTTTTGCAAATAATGATTTACTTTTCGGCGCCATTTCTGGAGCACAAGGTTCAATTTTGTCAGTAGACAATTTGCCTATTAGTTATATGCAACCAAACATGTTTAGAAATAACTATACATATACTTCTACAAAAATGGTTGCAAATAGACTAGCAAGTGCAACTGGATCATATTCAAGAGAACTTGATTTTAATGATAACAATTATCTCGTTGGACGACCCACTTTTATTAAGAGTCGATCAAACGAAATTAATGAAGATTCTGGAAATAACTCTTTTGAACTTACCGTAACTCTTGAATCTCGTACAGCTGATACCTCACCATTTATAGATTATGCTATTTCAAACGTGACAATGTATGAGTACTTTATTAACACTGACACGGCTAATGAGAAAACAAAAAATGGTAATGCCGAAGCTAAATACATTACGCGTAAAGTTGAACTAGCCGAAGGACTTGACGCAGAAGATATGAAAGTATTGCTTACTGCTTATCGTCCAGCTGGTACAGACATTGAAGTTTGGGCTAAATTCCAATCTGCATATGATACAGATGATTATAATAATGACGTATATTGGACTAAGCTTCAGAAGAAAGAAGAAACTGATACCTTCAGCTCGAGTGGTAACCGTTACGACTTTAGAGAAATCGAATATAATCTTGGTGATGCAATTCAAGCTCAAGGTGATGGTGCTTACATTGATAATGGTACATTTACTTATTTAGATAAAGATGGTGGTGTACATAACGACTTTAAATTCTTCTCAGTTAAAGTAGTGTTCTTATCAGATCAGCGTAATGTTGTACCAAGAATACGAGACCTAAGGGCACTAGCACTAGTATGACGGAATTAGTAACAAAAGATTATAAAAGAGATACTAAATCTGGCGCTCTAATAAATAAAAATAGAGAGCAGTATCTTAAATATAAAGCTACTAAACTTCAGCTCAACTCCGCAAAAGAGATGTGTGAAGAGATAAATAGTATTAAAGAAGATATAAAAGAATTAAAACAACTTGTAGTATTATTAATGGATAGGACTCAATAATGGCTATTCTCACTTACGTTGGAGCAGAAATAAATCCAGCAAACAACACATTTGAAACGTGGCTGAACCGCACCAACGATATGATTGGTGACATGGGTTCAAAGGTCGTTTCAGTAGAAGGAACAAATACCGGTAACGTTGATATTATTGGCGTATTTAGCGCTGATACTATTTTTACAGGTACAGAACTTCGAGGCGGAGATGCAAATGGTGCATCATCATTTAACATCAGTTCAGATGTATCATTTACCGCATCAGAAGTTAATGTATCAGGTTCAACCACTCTCACAGTATCTAGCGAATCAGTATTCAATGGTGCTACAAGTAACCTATCCATTACAACATTGCGTACGAATCTAGATTCTGGTAATACTAACATTAGTGGTCAACTTACTACAACTGGTCTTTCATCCTTTACCGGAAATGTAGAATTTACAGACACAATTACTGGTAATGTATCAATGATTGGTACATTAAATTCAGCTAATATTTCAGGTAATACCGCAACATTCTCTGGACAATTAACACAAAATGGTGCAGCAACTTTTAATGGACTTACAGAATTTACTGGAAATGTCTCAATTACTGACACAGTAACTTCAAATGTTGATATTTCAGGTTCATTAACTTCTGGAGATCTCGAAGCATCATCTATTACTACTACTGGAAACTTGTCCGGTGCTACTGCAACATTTTCTGGTAACACTCAATTTAACGATCACTTAAGCTTCCCAACCGGTACACTCGTAGTTCCAGTCGGTAATACTGCTGCAAGACCTACACCAGCCGAAGGCATGTTTAGATTTAATACTGACCTTGGAGAATTCGAAGGTTATGATGGATCTATCTGGGGATTGATTGGTGGAGGTGGTGGCTTAGCTGCTACAGTCGTAAACACAAATACTAATGCTATTGCTGAAGGATTTTATTTTACAGATTCAAGTGCTGGTTCATTTAATATCACTTTACCTCTTACGCCTGACGCAGGAGATGTTATTAAACTTGCTGGTAAATCTTGGTCAACAAACTCAGTAACTGTATTACGTAATGGCAATACGATTGAAGGGTTGACACAAGACTTAGAACTTGATATTGAAGATAGTACAGTAGAATTTATTTACGATGGAGCTACGTGGCAAGTCTTTACTAATGTAATTTCTACTGCAACTACAACAGCTGGCGGTGGTATTGGTGATCCAATCATCGTAGCTACAAGCCAAGGTATTACAGCCGGTAATTTTTATTATGCAGATTGTGGTACCTCATCAATGACACTTACACTTCCGGCAACACCTCAGCAAGGAGATTATATTAAACTTGTAGGTGATAATTGGGTTAATAATAACTTAACTCTTGCTCGTAATGGAGAAACTATTGAAGGCGATGCAGAAGATCTTATTGTAGACGTTGATGATGTAACACTCGAGATTATTTACGATGGAACGACTTGGCAGGTTTTCACAAATATTGGTACAGGTGTAATTGGAGTAGATTCAGCTGCGGGTAATGTTGAATATAATCTTGCAATGACAACACAATCAGCAAATGCTTCAATTGATACTTTGTCAACTGATACTAGCTTAACGTATAATCCATCAACCGGCACTCTTACCGCAACTGATTATAATTCATTATCAGATGTTGCAGTAAAAGATAATATTTCACCGATCGACAGCGCAATGCAAACCTTAATGGATTTGAATCCAGTAGAATTTACTTGGAAGAAAACTGGAAATAAAAGTTACGGTGTTGTTGCTCAAGAACTTGAAAAGGTTTTGCCTGAGTTAGTTACACAGAATAAAGATAAAAAGTACGTTAACTATATTCCATTAATTGCTCTTCTCCTTGAAGGTTATAAAGATTTGGCGAAGAAAATTGATAGCCTTGAGAATAAATAAGTAAAAGAGAGAAAAAACCATGACCATAAAACTTTCTACGCTTGTCAGAGATAGAGACACAGAATTTACAGCGCTTAATTTTCTTCAGGCGAATAATAACCTATCAGACATTGGAAGCGCACCAGATTCACTAGTTAACCTAGGCTTAACTGCAACAGCTGCAGAATTAAATTACGCTGATGGTGTTACTTCTGCTATTCAAACTCAATTAGATCTTAAAGTTGATGAGACTGCTGAAGATGGTTCAGCAATCATTCCTTCAGGTAATACCGCAGCTAGAGACGACACTCCTAGTGCAGGGTATCTTCGTTTTAATAGCGAACTAGTTTCATTTGAAGGATATAATGGAATTGAGTGGGGTGCAATTGGTGGTGGAGGTGGACTAGCAGCTCAAACAGCTCAAACTACAAGCCTTACGCAAACTTCTATTGCTACGTACGATGCTACTACAATTGGAAGTATTAAAGCATTTGTACAAGCAAAAGATGGTAATGATAGATATATCTCAGAAATTCTAATTACGCACAATGGGACAACAGCAGTAGCTACAGAATATGGTCAGGTTGCTACTGATACTGCATTAGCAACTTATGATGTTGATATTGCAAACAGTGAAGTAAGAATTCTTGCAACAGCCGCTTCAACAAGTACTACAGATTATATTGTACAAGCTATAGCATTTGAAGAATAAATAATTAAAATAAAGGCTAAAGGGGAAAGGTGAACCTATGGCTAATAATAAAAATTTTAAAGTCAAAAATGGCTTATCTGCGCCTACGATTAAAGAAGGCGCAACGATAGATGTTCCAATTGAATCTCAGCCATATTATGCTGGAAAAAGAAATAGTAATGAAACTGAAGAAGAATACATAGCTCTAAGTGGTATTAACAACGCCGGCGCTCAAGGCCTTATTCTTGATTTAGCGCCTATCACTGGCCAAAACGGCGCCTCGTTTTATATAGACCCAGAGGGAAAATATCTTTTTATAGCTGACACTACTTCTGGTGATTATAAAGTACAGCGTTGCTTATTTGGTACCAGTACACCTTTTCGTTTAGATACTGTGAGTATTACCTTAAATCGTACTGAAAAAGCTTTATCATCTACTGAACTAGATCCTTGGGGCGGAATTACTTTTTCTCCTGATGGAACCACTTTTTTAAGTACTGAAGGAACGTTCGTATATGAACGCTCAATACCCGGTGCAACACCTTGGGTAATTACTTCACTTTCTAATCCCACTTCTCACGATATGCAATCATTAAATGGACTTGGCCCATCTTCGACTATATCTGGTGTTACGTTTGGTAAAGATGGTACAAGATTGTATTTAGTAGATAATCTTACTGATACTATTTGTCAGGCTAATTTATCTACAGCCTATAACGTTGGAACTGTTACAACAAGTTCATCTATAAGACCATACGCAGCGATGTATGATCCAAACCCAGAAAGTAATCAAGCAACGTCTTATACTTCTGGCTTAAATCAAATGCGAAATGTTAAGTTTTCTGAAGATGGAACTCAGGCATTTATTTTAGATGGAAGTGGTAGTCCTAAAATTTGGGTTTTTGAATTATCTACTCCGTGGGAAATCGCAACATTACGAAGACCAGCATTAAAAGTATATAGACCTTCTGCTGGATATATTGATGACGTAAATAAAGAAATAAAAGATTTTTTCTTTATGACAGGAACAGATCTTGTTTTATTGCGCGAAGATGATGGAATTTTTTATGCAGATTTAAGTGGTAATAAAGTAGATTTAGATCTCGCAACAAATAGTTCTTTTAATATTACGCTTGGCGAGATTGGAGAATATCAAGGTGCGGATAATTATCTAAGCAGAAGCTATGAAAATATCTATAACGCGGGTGGATTATGGATGAATGGTGCTTGTAAAATGGATGCCACAGCAGGCGATTTAAAAATTAATATTGATGCCGATGCCGATCTCGAAAATCAAACTGCAGTAATTAAAATTGAAAATAAACTTAAAACTTGGCCCATCCATGCTTTGTACTATGATAGAACCACGACACCAACCGGTTCTTTTGTAGGTCCAACTTCTCCAAGAGGAAATAGATTAAGTGATGATGGAACAAGACTTTGGATCATAGACCAAGATAATTCTACTGGCGCAAATGCTATTAGAGAGTATTCTATTTCAACACCTTGGGATATTACTACTCTAACAAGTGCTCCAGTAAGACAACAAGGCTTAAATACTGAAGACACCCTTATGAAAGATTTTATGTTTAACGATGATGGAACTAAATTTTTTGCGTTAGGTGATACTAATAATAGACTTTACGAATATAATCTTTCAACACCATACGATATAACTACACTCACTTACACTAATAATAGCTTAAATGTTGGTGCACAAGCCACAAATATAGTCGGATTTTTGTTTAAGCCAGATGGAACTAAAGGTTACTATTTTAGTGGTGGCAATTGCTATGAATACGATTTTTCTACTCCGTGGGATACTACTACTGCTACTTATACAGGAAACGTTTTGAGTGGATTTACAAGTAGCCATCCGATAAGATGGGGGCCAAATGGCTATTCAGTTTACTATACTCATACTAATGAATACCTCATAGAACGGATTTTACACGAACCATATAATCCATTAAGTGCACAAGTAGATCAAAGTTTTAATACTACAGTAACTGCGATTAATCGCCAAACATATGTTGGGCACCTAACTGGTGGGCCTTTGGGCTATCTTACAACATTTGCTATAACAGACACTAATGAAATAAAGGCATATTTATTTAATCCAAACCAAGGTTCACCTTGGACTATATGGCAATTGGAAGTTAGTAATCCTACAATAAACTGGCCAAACAACATTTATTGGAAAGATGGTGTTGCCCCAGAAGCTCCAGCATATGGAGAAACCGACATATACTTATTAAACACTACAAATGGTGGCCACACATATAACGGTGTTGTTGCTATAGACGGAGCGAAGTAATGGCTAATAATAAAGATCTCATTATCGACACAACCGTTGAAGTTGGAGGAACTATTAAAGAGTCTCTTGGTAATGATCCAACTATTTCTTACGAAACTGAAAATTATAACGTAAGAAATTTACCTCTTTATAGAGATGCGCCAGTTCGTATAGACTTAAGCCCAGGTTTAGGAACTGATATTACAAAGTTTGAATTTGGAAATGATGGAAATATACTTTATTATTTAGAAGAAGGAAATAATGTTATATATCAATATAACTTAACAAATGGGCCATACGATATATCGGCTGCGTCTTATGCTAATACGTCTGGATATGACGTTGGCACTACCGCAAAGCATTTCTTTTTTAAGCCCGACGGATTGACGATGTATGTAATTAATAGTTTTAGTACTACTGGTCATATACATACTCTCACAACTCCTTGGGATTTAGATACTGCTTCTGGACCCAGCTCTTGGAATTTACCCAATACATCCTTTTGCACTAAAGCGAGCCCTGATGGAACTAAATTATATATGACGGTTAATAGTGGAACACTTCCAGGAATTCGTCAATATAGCACTAGTACGCCATGGAATTTTAATTCAACATTTTTGACGCAAGATATTATACCAAGTAAGTTTATGTTACCTGCCGGTGGAACTTCTGGAGCACTTGGATCTATAGGACAAGATATACCTAATTGGCAAATCTTTAGATTTAATTCAGATGGAACTAAATTTATTGTTACAATTCAACAATCTCATTATAGAGGTAAAATATTTGAAGTTTGGGATGTTGAAACGCCTTATGATTTGCGTACTGCAAAATATGCATATACTGGAAAACTTTATACTGAAACTCGTAGAGGTTTATTCGGTGATCAGAATATTATGGGTGACTTTGATTTTAACTCAGATG